ACTGCGCCTACACCTGTTGAGCCTACGACTGTTGAGCCTCCACCTGTTGAGCCTACACCTATTGCGCCTACACCTGTTGAGCCTACACCTGTTGAGCCTACACCTGTTGAGCCTACACCTGTTGAGCCTACACCTGTTGAGCCTACACCTGTTGAGCCTACACCTGTAACTCCTCCACTTGAAAAAGTGATAGTAAGTCAAACAGTTAATCCGGATACAAGTATAACTACTTTATATTCAGATGGAACTACAACATTAACCCCGGCACTTGTAAATGTAATTCCAGATAATCAATTACCAGGAACAGATACAACTGGCGGCGGATTACCAGGAACAGATACAACTGGCGGCGGATTACCAGGAACAGATACAACTGGCGGCGGATTACCAGGAACAGATACAACTGGAGGTGATGAAATAATTGGTGGTGGTGGTGGTGGTGGTAATAACTTACCAATAGCACCGGAGGATACAACTCCACCAGAGGGTATTTCTGGATACAGTGGTATTTCTGGAACCGGAACACCAACCGGAACAGGTGGTGGTACATCAACCGGAACAGGTGGTGGTACATCAACCGGAACAGGTGTAGGCTCAACAGGTGTAGGCGTTACGGGTTCCTTAGTCGGCGCGTTATCAATAATTATTTGATTTACAATATCTTCTGTAGTGGGTTGAGTTTCAGTTGGAGGTGTAGGCTCAACTTGATTTAATAATGAATCATATTCTTCCGGAGTAATTTCACCATTTTTTAATGCCTCATCTAACATATCCTTAGTATACGTAGGGAGTGGTTCATTATTTACTGGAACAAGAGGACTTGTACTATCACCACCAACATCAGTTACTGGATTCACTTCTCCTGTAAGTGTTTGCTCAACATTTGCGCCTGCCGTTGGTTCATACGTTGTGCCAGCATCGGCAATTGGTGCACTCCATTTAGCAGTTGCTTCTTGATTTACAGAACCATCTAAATTATAGGCGGTATTAGTCTCTGGGTTAAGATACGCAATTGTTCCGTCATTATTTTGAACTGGAACCGTATTATTTAACACGGAAGGACGTTCTTGATCAACTTGTAATTCAGCTTGTTGCCTAGAAATTGTAGGGGTACCAGTACCCGACAACTCTGGAGCAATATAATCTTCTGGTAATCTACCAGAAGCAATTTCATTTAACTGTGCAATACTTCCACTTAAATTGTCAATTGTTTTATCAACACTAGCTTGAATGCCTTGATACACAGACACTTGATTAGCAAGTAAATTATTACTTTGCTCAAACGTTTCTTTTAACGGCTCAATTTTAGTGGTGTATACTTCAGCCAACAAATCATTCTGAGTTTGAAATGCTTCAAGGTTGTCATTATATTGGGGTATTAATGAATTTAATTTTTCTGCGGCGGCATTAGCAGCATTAAATGCAGTTTCATTTGTGTTATCAGCCTCATATGCAGCTTTGTTTGTATCATATTCAGCTTGTATATTTGTAATTTCATTATACTGTTGTTGCGCCACATCCCTAAGTTGAAGGGTTTTATCGTACACTGGCGAAAATTCAGCAAAAGCATTTTTTAATGCAGTCTGATCTTGTAATGTTTTATTATATAAGTCAGTAACTTTTTCTTGATTTAATTTAAGTTCTGCTTGTTGCTCGCCCAATGTCTTAAAATATTCTGAAGTTTTACTACCTATATCTGAAGCAGCCGTTTCTAAATATTTTGATCCTAATTCTACGCCCACAGGGCTTTCTACATTTCCACCAATGTCCGCAGTTTTAGGATTTACAAAATCGGACGTTGAAGACATCCTACCTATAAAAGGCGCCGCCAATGATTGTGCTTCGTTTAGTGCTTGATTTGTTGCCACACCACCAGCACCAACAAGACCGCCAGTTAAGGGGTCACCACCTTTAATGGCGGAGGCAATGGCTCCTGTGCCTGCCCCAGTCACATATGGATTAACATCGTACTTACCAGCGGCTTGACCTAGACTTTGTAGCCCAGAACTTAAGGCTACATTTTCAAGAATTTTTGAAGGATCTTGCCCTAAAGCCAACCCTTTACCAACTCCCACTAAAGCATTTTGTACAATTGGATTTAATCCTAAATCATACGCAGTATTTAACTGACTTAAACTATTTAATGCCCCTCCAGTAAGACCACCCATTAAAGCGCCTTTTAAGACACCTTGTAAAACATCTTTTCCTCGAATGGCGTTTGACACACCACCAGTTCCGCCACCAATTAGTGCACCTTTTCCAGCTGCCATTAAAGCGGCGGCAAGAGGAGTTGTTGTTCCTGCACCCACACCACCAATGGTTAATCCAGTGCCTAACGCTCCACCCATTCCAGTTACACCAGACATGGTTGCGCCAGTCGCCGTTAAACCAGTGCCCGCAGCACCACCCATTCCAGCGGCACTGCCTAAAGTAGAAGCGGTTCCGACTGCCTCGGCACCTAAAATAGATGACGCCGTAGCCTGTGCGGCAGCGATTGTTTCTGCGGTTGTCATAGCGGCAGTAGCACTACCAGCGGCGCTACCGGCGGATATACCTCCAGCGGCGGCGGCTCCTTCACCAGCGACTGCGGCACCAGAAAAAGCACCCGCAGCACCAGCCGTTGCCACCGTTGCGGCAATCGCTCCAACGGTATACCACCCCCCTGGAACAACATCGTTTACAGCTTTATCTAAAGAAACACCCGCCTTACTAACGGCTTTAGCCGCCTGCTCAGCAACACTACCTACACTTTTAGCTACACTTTCAAGACCGTGACCGATCCCAGAAAACGCATTACCAACGGAAGAAGCGACGGCACCCATATTAGTTCCTTAACGGGCCTAATTGGGCCATGGCTTCAAACATTGTCTTATCGTCGTTTTGTTTTATCGTGTACCCCATGTCTTTTGGTTTTTTTCTTCCGACGTATTTAAAAATATTGCTAATAGATGGATCTGAATATTGAGCTGCAATGATGTCAATGCCATATTTTTCATATAATTCTTTTGATATAGCTTCTGAATTTTTTAAGTAATGCTGAGCGGTGTCTGCATTTAACGCACGAATTAAAGCCGCCCTTTCGTTCTCTTTAGATCTATGGACAATAAATATGGTGTTGCCCTTTTGAATAATAATAGAACCGGGTAATGTCAATTCTTTCATAATTGACACATAAATTTGATTAAAGGTATAAGGCGATTTAGTATTTTGAGCAGAAATCTTAACAATTTCTTCTAGTTTAAGTTTTTGCTTGTTACTATCGACCATTTTAACATTCATTACAATTCCTTCAACGACTTGGGCCGTTAATAATTTGTGTTACTTCTCTTGCCCAGTCTTGCCAGTTTATAAATGCGCTGGAGTCTGGGACTGGGTACGCAGCAAATGTTGGCATTACGGAAATCTGAGCCGCCACATCACGCCACTGTATTTCTGGCAACTGAGCAATTGGCTCTTGCGCGTAGTAAATAAGAAAGTTGCCATTCCACTCGTCCCATGTAGCGTACTCTGGACTAAACGGAAAAAATACTTCAGATGTCATGGCCGCTCATCTCCAAACTCAGCCGTAATTAAGTTACGGCCCATCTCATAATTACCGCCAATTTCGTTTGACTCAAATTTTAAACGCACCAAACGGTGCTCAACACGCAAGTCAATCTTGCCCGTGTTTTGTGTAAAGTAAAACGGACCAGAAGTTTCTTCGTACGGGCCAGAGGCAAACTTACGACCTAATATTGTCATCGACATGGTGCCAGATTGTAAAAAGTTTGGCTCAACACGTCTTAGGTGCATGCGACGATTAACACCTTGCAATGTTTCTTGGCTTGGGCTACCCGTTAGCCAACTAATATCGCTGGTGGTAATGCTTGAATACACAGCCAATTCAGTTGACAAAGTCACTTGGTTTACACCAAACTCATGTTGCCAAATTGAGTAGCCCCCTGTTGTCGGGAATACTAAAGTTCCAGCGTCAGTTCCTGTTACAAAATCTTCTGTTGTTGTTACTAATGTAACACCCGATGAATACCCAGAAAACGGAGGATAAAACAAACTGGCGGCGACCTGATAAATTGTCGGCGGAGTTGCCGTGTTAGTACTTAATGATAAGTAAGATCCTGGACTTAAAATAATACCCACATCAGCATTTACATAAAACTGTTTTGATGTTGGGCTTGGCTTACCAGCAGGCGGTTCTATAATCGTTAACGGACTTGCAATTGAGGTATCATAATTCCAGCCAATCCAAACTGGTGTTGGAAACAACTCCGTAGTAAATCCACAAGAGCGTTGCGCACCAACAGCTTGACCCGCATCATACCACAGATCATCTTTTACATTGTAAATAATTGCATCGGTGCACTCAGTAGCACCACCACGGGGGTAAAAAAACCAAATTTCATTATACCTTGGGACTTTGGTTGCCCAAACTTTTTGACGTTGTGCGAAGTTAATATTATTAAACAACCAGTTTACATTTTTATCATTTGGCAGTACTTTTACACCACCATTGTACAGATAAAAACGGTCAACACCCATCCAAAAATATGTACCATCCATCTCAACCACTGAACTAGAAGACATGATAGAAATTTGGCTAGAAATAATATCGTACGTCCAATAAAACTGTGTGGCTTGTGCATTAAACGACACACGAATTAAACTGTCTGTAGCCCAAAACAATCCCGACGGTGAGTTAGTACCGCCACGCATTGGAACGCCTTTAACAATCTTAGAACTTGCCATATTATTTTGATTGGCAAAGGTTCCATTCCAATCATAAAAACTGTTTGTAAGCGATCCATTTAAAGTTAAGTCTACATTGTTATTGGCAATAAAGCCATGTGAACCGTATGCAAAAATAAATGGATACAATACACAAACCCCGCCATCTACTTTAATTGGTTGAAATGTTGGCTGTTGGCCTTCACTATCAGACAATCCAGTAAAGTAGTACGTATCATTTGCGTCTGGTGTTACTTTACCAGTTAATACCTGCGATACAACGCCGTTGTCTACGTTGTTTAAATTTAAACCGGGGTGCGCTAAAAAATATAGTTCACCAGCTTGCGGATTATATTGTGCATCAAATTGCCAAAGATTTCTTTCGTCTTCTACAAACGCCGAACCATTTAACCAAATTTTAGTAATGGTGCCCGCTGGAGCCGCAGGGGTAAAAACAATAGTAGTATCTGGCGTGGCAAAAGTAGACGTTGTAATCGTGTATGTAGTAGGCGTGCCAGATTGGGTTAAAATAATTTCAGAACCTGGCGTAAACACCGCCGTGGCATCCCCTGTAACAACTACTTGCGTGGTTGTATTAGAAGTTACATTGGCGTAGGAAATACCAGGTAGCGGGGTTACATTAAATGGACCACTACCAACACCAAAGTTAGCACCCGTTGTAAATACATCTAATGTATTTTCAGTTCCAGCAAAAATATAGTTTACACCATTATTTGGCAGTGTGATCATGCCACGATAAATACCACTAAACGATGTAAACAGCGTGCGGTACCCACCTATTTTCTTAGGATCACCACGCTGAAAACGACACCATACACCAGCGGTATACTGATCGTTTTGAAATTGGGTTCCGTCTCTTTTTATACCCGGCTTAATTGCCAGACTAAAAATTGATGTGTATTGCGACGAATCCTGTTGACGATTGTCAGCAGCCATTTAGAATGTCCCACCACTAATCAAATCAGCGGTTAGTGTTCCAGTGACATTTACTTTAGGCAATAGCGCATTTGAATTGTCAATTCTAATCATTTCAGTAGCGTTTGCAGATAAACCTAAAATGCCATTGTTGTCTAAGTACATGCCCGTTGTAGAATCTGAAATAAACGAAAACGATGGCGCCGCAGCCAGTCCATCAACCGCATAAAATGTGGTAGAAGAAGATTGAATTAATGGATACAAATTAGTACCGTCGCACAGCACCGTAGTAATCTCACCAGTTCCAAGAACTAAAGGTGGCTGTGCACTGCCAGATACCACAAAGTTAATATTATAACCCGCTTGGTTTGTGTTATTAACCAAAATGTAAAGTTGCGTAGTGGGTGGTAATGTAACTGTTAGCGTGGTTGTTCTACTACCCGCTTGTGCAATATAGGTTTGAATAATTGGAGCAAACGCTACAAGGCTAAATGTATTGCCAGGAATAGTATCAACGTCATAGGTTGCGGCTGTAAAGGTTACATTGGTTGGCGGGGCATACCCAACGGTAATAAAATTACCTACAGACGAGTCAAATATAATAAAGCCCGAAGCGCTTGGATTAACTACTAATGAAGCTTGACCGTTAATGGTTGCGGGGGAAACTGGAGTAATGGTCAATGAACCAGTTCCGTTGTTTCTAAAACCATTGTACCAACCCTGCGATAATGATGCGGAGTTAGGTAAGTTAAATGTTCCTACTCCACCATTCCAACAATATGTTGCGGCTCTATTTGCATCGGATGTGCTAAACGGCGACGATGTTACATCAATAATATTTTGAGTGGTAGCTAACTTGCCACTGATAGTGGTTAGACCAGCACCTTGCAATGTCACTGCGTCGGCGTAAGACGTACCCGCCGCAAAGGTTACATTGGCCCACGTGCCACCCACGCTAGAGTTATCAGTTAAATAAACATACTTAGAAATACCAACGGGCACAGAAAGAGATTGTCCTCCTTCTGCATCAACAATGGTAAATTCATTTGCACCAAGGTTTCTAAATAAAATGTCAGTCCCAACGGCGCCTTGCAAAGCATCTGGTAAAGAAATAACCAAGTCCGTAGTAGAGGCAACACAGTCCATAATACGAGCCGCTGGTACTTGGGTAGGATTAACTACCGTAGGCCAGTACAGATCAGTGTTTTCACTAAACGACAGTGCGTAGTATGATACGTCGGTTGGTTGTATGACGTTGCCAGTAAACGGCGAGGTAAATGTAGACATAGATTAAGGTTCCTGAACCGAAACATTGCGATCGATACGACGAGATTCGTCCTCTTTTTTAAGCGATGCAATACAGTCGCTGTAATATTGTTTCCACACTGGCAGTTTGTCTAATGCCTTTAAGTAGCCTTGTGCCTGTAGTAGCGTACCAAATAACATGGCTTGAGGTGCTTCTCTTGTAAATAAATTTTGTTGGTTAGACGAATCTAACGGTTGAATTTCACTGTAGTAAATAATTTCTACTGGATACTCTTGGTCTGGCTTTGGAGCAAACGCCCAGTTATTATAGTCATAGTCGGCGTAGTATAGTGGCAATCCATTGTCTGCTTCTGATTGGTACTGCGACACGTAGTCTTGACCACGCAATAGCATTGGCTTGCCATTTGTTTTCATCGACACAGTTTTACGCCAACGGGCTGGTTTGGCTAGTACCACCTGATTTTCTGCAATTGAAGTTTCGACTACGGTTAACTGTAAGTATGTCTTTAACTCTGCGGCAATGGCAGATTCTGCCAAACCAATTAGATTTGGGATCTGCGCCACAAATTGATCATCATTACGCTCCATGTAGTTGATTACATCAGCTACAAGGTTGTCGTAGGTCATCACATATGCACTGGTCATCGTGTGTAGTAACTTATATTAGGTTGGAAATAAATAGGGGACTTGTCACGCTCTTCTTCACTTGCCTGACGATATAACTTATCGGCTTGAAGTTCAAGGTATTGAATGCGTTGTAAATCAACACCAGGTAATTGAATCGATAGTTTGTGTGACAGACTGGCTTGAATTGATGCAATCCAACGGTCTGGTATATAGATCTGATTAGTTAATGATCCAACGTCTTCCATTTGCTTTTCAACAATCAATTGAAACATTTGAAAGTCGTTGTTAGGCACGGGCCATAGATACATCGATGGTTCAATTTGACGATCGTACCAGTACTGCAAAGAGCGTTGACTTGGGAACTGTTTGTTGGGTAAGTTCCAGTAGTCGTCACGGTTTAAACGAGACAGTGGAATAACTTGTTGGCTAGTTGAAAATACAATCTCACGCACTTCAAAGGTTGGTGCCACAGTCTCACGCAAGCGGTAGAACATGTGTGGCTCGGTAATGGCAATGTTAAAGTACGCCCACTGCCTATCAACCAAAGTTGTCTCTGGCAGTTGTTGTTTTAACTTCCATGTAATACCATCGTCACTGTACTCATAGGCAAAGTTGTAGGTTACCGAACCACTTGCTGAGTAGGCATTAAATCCAACGTAGTACACACTTTGTTTTTGCTGATAGGATAAGCCAAAATAATTCTCACCACTAGTTGAAATGGCGGGGGTGTCTAGGTTTAAGTCAAATGCTGCGGGGGAGTCTGGGTTGTCAATTGGAAGGTATTCAGATGCCTGAGTATTAATTACATACACCCAGTTTGCTTCCCTAACGTCGATGGTGGTCTTTGGTAAGACTAATTGTTGTTGTGCCGTTAGCGCACCATATAGCTGATTTTCTAACAGCCATAGGTTAACGCCAAGGTTTGATAAGTTTTGTAAATTATAGAATAGCGCTTGTCTGCCAGCGTTGACATACTCGGGCGTCATCTCTTCTGCCGTTTTACCAGCATCACGATAAGCATACGAAATTAACTGATCGACATTAATAGTCGTCTGACCAGTGGTATTAGAATACGCCAAGGTTATCTCCCGCGGCCAGAGGCTCGCTTATTTACTTTTTGAGGAAGGTTTGGTTTTGCTTTGCCCGCTTTAACAAACTCTTTACCAACTTTTTTAGGAATTCCAAGGGTTGATTTACCTTCAGCAGCGGCATACATTGCGCCTAATTGTGCTTTAGATTTGATTGGCATTATTTACAAACCTTACCGCCACGTTTTTGTCCTGGCATCACTGGGTTAGGAGTTGTTAATTTTTGAACTTCATTTCCTGTCATTTGGGCGCCAGCGTTTGCTCCGTATTTAGTTGCAAGATCCCGCATTTTTTTCTTTTTAGCTTGCTCAAAACTTGTAACACCTTTTAACGTATCACCAATTGCACGGGCCGGCCCAAGAACTAAATTACGAGTGGCCTCATTAGCTTCAGTGTCTAATTGATCTTGCATTGCAGCAGGATTTGTTGGTCCAGGGGCAGGTGAAGTTACATAACTTTCGTCTGCACCACTGTATTTTTTAACTTTACTACCTTTTTTAAATGCTGCAGGTGTATTCTTTGGAATTACCGTTGCTTTTGATGGGGCCGCTGCCTTAGTTGGCTTGATGTTTTTTACTTTTTTAATGTTGTCTAAATCGCCAGAAGCTTTTTTAGCTTCATATACATTAGTAACTTCACCGCCGGCTTTATATTTACGAACATTACCACCGCCGCATTTCTTTAGACGTCCGCCTTTACGTAACTTAGACAGGTCCGTCTTTTCACCTTTGTGCTCTTGCTTGTCGTGCATAGCAAATGCTTTTTTAATAATCTTTTTATCTTGGGCAACGTCTTCACTCATCTCTGATTTTTCAGAATGACGTGATTTATATACAGCGCCACCTTCTTTAAAACACTGTACCGTCTTGGGTAATTTTTTAAAGCCTTCCATGGTAATTCCTCGAGGTTAGGATTGTGAAGTGGGATGATCGGTCCCTTATATATAATAATACAAAAATAAAGCGTTTTTCGCCCTAAATGCCTGATAGAAAGAGGGTTCTTTCTCGTTGCCGGCGCTTTTCTAGTACTGCCGGTTTGTTCCACATGAGTATGGCGTCCGCCGCGCCCTTGTAGTCTCCCATGTTTAGCCTTCTGACTACGGTAGACTTCCTAAAATTGGTCTCGCCTATGTTAAAGCACAGGCTGTACAAGGCGTCGTATTGGGGCTGGGTAAGGGGTACCTTCACCGCCTTCTCTACGGCCTCGCTACACCACTTTAAATCGCTTCTAAGGAGCTCCATGACCTGTTCGTGGGTTAGCTCGGTTGACTTTAGGTGTGGCTCGTCTGGCTTGATTAAATGACCCACGCCGATGGTGAGCAGTCCCTTGGAGTCTGGGTAGGCCTTAGTCCTAAATCCCTCTTCCTTGGTGATCATGTCTAAAGTTGACTGGGCTATTGCCATAAGGTCTTCCTCAATGTGCGTGTATCGATTTGTTACGTGAATTGTGAGCAGGACAAGCACAACCCATCCCGCTATGATTAGCTTTTTCATAACTACCTCCAGCAATCAGATAGGTTTACTTATCAACTTTTTGGTCGAGTTTATCTTCGATTCGGTGCAGTGCCTTGAGCACCTCGTACCAGCGGTCATTAAAATCATCTTTGCTAACGTAGTGGGTTGGTAGTTCTGCTCTGAGTTTTGCTAGGTCTTCTTTGAGCTCTTGTACGGCCGTCCACAGCTCCCGACAGAACCAGCCCAGTACCGCGCAGATAACTGGCAGCAGAAAGTTAATTACATTTTGGATATCCATATACTAAGCTTTCCGTGGCAGTGGGGGTGGTCGGTTGGTGGTCAGCTTTTGTGTGGCGCTGTCCCAGGTAAAGTCTTGCTTGCCCGCTCCGACGACCTCGGCCTGCACCCAAGTGTCTTCGTCGTTTAGCACCCAGTCGATGGCGACGGTGGTGTCTTGTGGGACGGCGATGTGGCCAGCGGGTGGCTGCCATGTCTCGTCTGCGCTTACTACGTCGTCCACAAAGTTAGTGGACTCGTTAATTACTAGGTAGGTTTGGTTCATATCATTTCTTTAGGTTAGCCATAATGCGGGTTCCAAATAAAAATCCAAACGCAATATTGGCAGCCTCTACGCCAATACGCTGAATCTCGGGTGCTACGGGCAAGAACAGTGAGCCAATGCCCACCAGTATAACAAACAACGCGCCAAGGTACCGGCTAGACGCGCGCAGGTCTACGACCCACTGGCTTGGCTGTCCGTAGGGGTTGTCTAGCTGGGCAATAGCCTGTAGCTTCTGTATCTCGTTCTGGTCGAGCTTAATCTGGTCGTCAACGTTTAAGGGCTTTACTCCGCCCGTGAACATGCCAATAAGGGACTTAATACCGTCAATGCCGACGGGCACCAGAGCGCCGATAAGGGTTTCTAGGATCATTTAATATTTACCTTCTGCAAATACATTGACAAATACTGTGTCATCTTCTAATGCTTCAATTTCGTGCCATTCCCCAGCGGGGAGATTTAAAGGCTTTGAATACTTATTAATCGTATGTGTGCGACCTTCAAGACTTACTAAACAAGAACCGCTATGACAAACAGTTGCATGAGAATACATATGGTCGTGTTTAGCCAATCCCTCACCTTTATTAGCGTGATATACATTTAGCGTTGCCCCATCATAGGTAAAATTGTGGGTAGGACTAATTACAATAGTCATGCTTCTTGCGTTCCGCTAGTTACAGGCTGTTGTTGTGGTGCGGGTGGTTTTGCTTGATTAGTGGTTAAAACTGTTCCATCCCAAGTAAAACCAATTTGACCAACTCCTAATTGTTCGCCTAAAATAAAATCTGTTTTATCTGCGTTTAATACCCAAACTAAAGCGGGAGTAGTTGCTTGAACTAACATTAAAGTATCTGTGGGTGGTTGCCATGTATTAGTGTTGCCATCCCATAAACAAATATTATCTACAACATTAGTAGATTCATTAATCATTAAATAGTTTTGAGTTGTCATTTTTTATTCCTTACCATTCAAAAATTACTACACCAGCCGCACCAGAAGCACCAGTTATATAACACCCACCGACAACAAGTGCACCACCACCACCACCACCATAAGCACCACCAGCACCGCCACTATTAATAGCGCCATTAACAGAACTACCGAAACCATTGCCGCCACCGCCCAATGTCGATGAACCTCCAACGCCAGCGGCAGAAAAACCTACTCCACAAACAGCGCCATAACTTCCCGCACCGCCACCACCACCTGTTATGTTTATAGTGCCGCTAGTTGCCGTTCCACCAGCACCACCAGAACCTGTTGCATAATTTGTGCCAACGCCACCACTACCACCACCTCCAGTAATAGTTGTTATGGTTTGTGTTCCTGATGCTACAGTTGAATTTCCACCAGAAGAAGCAGTGCCAGTATAACCACTTCCTGCACCACCAGAACCAATTGTAACCGCAAGAGTATTTCCAGCAGTTAAGCCTGTTAAATAAGAAATTGCAGTTCCGCCACCTCCACCACCACCGCCTCCAGAACTTCTAGCACCGCCACCGCCACCACCACCACCAACAACAGTAACTTTTAATGCTGTAACTCCAGTTGGAATAGTAAATGTTCCATTAGATGTAAAGGCTTGACCTTTTCCGCCAACATAAGCAGACGCTGCACTTGTCCATGCGCTTCCGTTAGAAGTTAATACATTTCCCAAGGTGCTAGGCGCAGGCACTCCCGTGCTCTGCGTAGTCGAATCACTAAATGTGATAGACGGGCTTGAACCATTAATTACAGTTGTCATTGTGTCACCTCATCTGCTGGTAGTGGAGTGTTGCCCTCGTCAAGCCATTTTAGGTAGTCAGGGTTATCTTCTGTGCAAGTTACTCGGCATAAACCATCTTCGTCAATACGAGCATAAATTTTTTCACCGTTTTTTTCTGTAAGTAATTTATAAATCATAATTCAGCACTCCAAGCTAAATAAGCGTTTGAGCCAGTTGATGAACTTGTATTAACAGTTGTTGCGTTTCCAGCTACCAAACCACTAGCCACAGTCCCTTCTACAACTCCAACAACAGTTGTGGTAGTAGCGTTATAAATAATTACACTATTACACACAATTGCACTAGTGGTAGCACTCGAAACTGCATAATCTGCAGCAGTTCCACTTTGTTCGAGGGCAGTTGGTCTAATTCTTAAAGGTACTGGAAATGGAACAGAACCAACAAATCCTGTTGTTGCATATGCTTGACCAGAAGCAGCTAGATTTCTACTAGCAGCATTTGGAAATGTTTTATAATCATACCTTTGACACAAAGCTAACTCTTGTTGATACTGTCTATACTCAAATCCAGTAGCACTACTTCCTACTTCTAGTTGGACACCTGTTATGTACAAGGTTGCTCC